TGGTATGGAAGAATACCCAGAAAAAAGATTAGTATTTCCTTTTGGGATATCATTGACAGCCGTTAATGATATATTATATGAAAGGGATATCAGAATAACATTTAAAAAAGGATTAAAAAATGTCAAACAAAAGTAAATTAAAAGAAAATAGCGGGCTTAATCTTAGCGTTAGTAAGGCAGATTATAAAGATAACGAGCAAACATTAGATAACGCTGTTGGTACTGATGGTTCAATAACTATTTCAAATAAACCTAAAGGGGTTGGGATGACAACAGAATCTGATGTAAATGAGTCAATGAATGGTAATTCAGAACAACAAGCTTTTTTTGCTGGGTTAATTGAAGGTAATAGTTCACATGAAGGTACTTTTGTTGGTGAGATGAGTAAAAATAGATTAGCTTTAATGGCTTGGGAGCGTTACAAATCGAATCAACTACCAGAAATTCCAGATGAAGAAAGGTTTGAAAGAGGTAATGAATATGGAATTAGAGGTGAGAGTTTTGATAAATTAATGGAAGATTTAAAAAAATCTAGTGCACCAAAAATTAAAATCAATGAAACTATCAACCCAAGAATTAAGAAATCAGATTTAATAAATTATATTAAAAACAAAAAATAATGTCAAATAAATATAGAGCACTTGCTATTAAATCTTTAAGTAAACCTAAAAAGAAAGGTAAGTTATTCGAAAGTAGAATGTCATACGATGACGCTCACAAAGAACGAATGGCACCAGCTTTAGAAAGACAACTTAGAGAAAAAACACATTCATTAGGTAAGCACCCAGCTTTTCCTGATGATGATGAAAGTAACTTTGAAGAAAAGTTAATGTCTAAACGTTTTAAAGATGTTTTAAAGGCATTTAAAAGGCATCACGGTGTTGAAGAAATTAATGTTGATGAATTCTTAAGTGGGCAAGCTGATTTAATGAGACAAATTATTAAATTAGAACATAAACATGAAGATGAGTTAATTGAAATGGCTATCAATATGGTTAGAGAAGAATTTGATGTAACTGAAGAAGATGTTATCATAGAAGCTAAATTTACTACTGATATGTCTTTAAATAAAGATATAAACAAATTAAAAATCAACCCAACAACAAATATTGAATTTGATAATCACGATGAGTTCGTTCAAGCTAATAAAGAAGTATATAAACGTAGAATGGTTAATGCTTTGATACAAGGTTCAGCTAAGAAAACAAACCATATGTTCCATATGATTGATGCAGAATTACAAGAATTAGAACCAATGTTACCTAACTTGTACGCTAAATTAATGAGTGCCGCTGATTATATGTATATGGTTCAAGATGACCATAAACCTAGAATGATTGGTGGGATTGTAAACGTTGAATTTCCTAAGAGTGAGGGTGATATACCTAAAATCATTGTAGAGGCTATGACGTTGCCTGTATTGATTCATGAGATAGTTAAAGGTGTTATGGAGATACTTTCATATCATGGTTTACCAAAAGACCCTAAAATCGCTCAATTTGTAATTGATAAAGCTGATTTTATGGCCGCTGAAAGTTGGGATATGAGATTAGGCCCACCAATTTGGGAAGCGTTTGCAGAATCAATTCCAGCGGAAGATTTTGGGTTAAAACATCATGTATATGTTGAATTGGTATCATTACCAGTTGATGAATTTAATAAAGCGTTGAAAGAAATTCTTATGGGTACTAGAGCTGGTAAAGCTAAGGTCGAAGAGATGTTGGAAAACGTTAAAGATGAATTAAAAAATGATGAATTTGATAATGCTATGGCTATGTTAAGTGATGATGATTACTTTGGGTCTGAAGATTTAGATAACTTAAATGACGAAGATTGGTTCATGTAACCATAATATATTTAGTTTACGAGGGCACCTTTAAAGTGCCCTTTTTTTGTTTTTAGGCATTTATAGCCACTTTTAGTATATTTATATATAAAAAAGTATGCTTACAGCTGGTGAAGTATTAGAGGAATATGGTAAATGCCTAATGGACCCTTGCTATGCGATTACCGAATTTTTAAAAACATTCGATAAAACGCAAGAAGGTTTTGTGCCTTTTAAATTATTCCCAAAACAAGTTGAAATTGTTGAAGCTTATAGAAATCATAGGTTCACAATGGTTACTAAACCTAGACAGGCTGGCGTATCTACTACAACAGCGGCCTATGCTTCAGTTATATCAGTTTTTGCTGACCCTAACAACCCTGAACATATATTAATCCTTGCCAACAAACAAGACATGGCCTTTGAATTCTTGGATAAAATTAAAGACTTTATTGTTCAATTTCCAAGATGGGTGTGGGGCTCTGATTATTATGGTACACCTGAAAAGGAAAGTAAATCAATATTCTCGACAGAATCTAAAAAAGAACTTAAATTACCTAACGGTAGTAGGATTAAAGCTGTTGCTACATCTAAAAACGCATTAAGGGGCTTCACACCTACTTGGTTAATTATGGATGAAGCTGCCTTCATCGATAATGGTGCGGTAACCTATACAACAGCGTTAACAGCTTTAGGTACTGGTGGTCGTGTTTCTTTAGTTTCTACACCTAACGGTTACGATGAATTATATCATAAAACATATGAACAAGCAAAAAGTGGTGATAATGATTACCATGTAGTTGAAATGAAATGGTATCAAGACCCACGATACACCACAAATCAAAATTCAAAACTAAGAGATTTAGTTTGGATTAATGAAGAAGATGAGACTGATATAATAAAAGAAGTTAAGTACATAAATTTCGGTGATTCTGAAGAAACCGTTGAAGGTGTTTATGGTCATTATGAAGATATGATTAGAAAGGGTTATAAACCTAGTTCAAGTTGGTACGTTAGTATGTGTAGGGGTATGAACAATAATAAACGTATGATTGCTCAAGAGCTTGATGTATCGTTTATTGGTTCTGGTGGTAACGTTATTGACACCAAAGATATTCAAAGACAGGAAAAATTATTTGTTACTGAACCTAATTGGATTGAAAACGATGAGTTTGGTGAGATTTGGTTATGGGAAAAACCAATTGCTGGTCATCAATATATTTTATCTGCCGATGTTGCTAGAGGTGATGGGGAAGATTATTCAACCATTATCATATTAGATTTCACTACAATGACTCAAGTCATGGAATTTAGAGCTAAATTACAATCTGATTTATTAGGTTATGTAGTTGATAAATGGGCTAGAATTTATGAAGCTTTGGTTGTGGTTGATATTACTGGTGGTATTGGAGTTGGAACTGTTAATAAATGTATGGAAATTGGTACACCTAATTTATATTATGGTGAAACAACTAACAAACCACTTGATAAGAAAACTAATAAGGTTAAATTTGAGAGTGATGAAGGTAAGTATCCAGGTTTTAACTGTTCGGCTGGGCTTAGAACGCCAGTAGTTGCTCGTTTTGAAATGATGATTAGAACTATGGGTGTTAAAGTTCGTTCTAGGAGATTAATTTCAGAAATGAATACATTCGTATTTAAAAACGGTAGAGCTGACCATCAAGATGGATTTCACGATGATTTAATTATGGCTATGGCTTATGCATTGTGGGTAGCTGAATATTCATTTAAAAAATTAGCTGTAGCTAAAGAGAAAACTAAAGCAATGTTAAGCGCATGGTCAATAAATAACGCTGGTAATAGAGCACCTAGTGATGGTTATATTAGTGACGCTTTCATTTCTAAGACAGATAGACAGAAAAAAGTAACAGCTAAACAGCCTAAATTCACACCACAGGTTGCAAAAAATATGCAAGACCCTACAGGTAAATACATGTGGTTATTTAGTGGTAGTAGATAATAAATAAATTACTATTGATTAATATCAAAAATTTAGTATAATATATAAAAGATTAAAAAATGACACAACAAAAGTTAACAGTATTTCAAAAACTAGGTAATGTTTTTGGTAAAGATGGGTTAAACCCACATGTTAAAAAAACCAACAAATATTCGTTAGGTAATAGTGAGTTACTTAAAACTCAAGATAAAGGTGAGTTTGAAGTTGCTAAATTACAAGCGCAACAAAATAAGTATTTACTTAATCAATGGCAAAAAGTTGATGGTGAATTATATCAACAAGCTATCCATTATGAAACAACAAGAATTGGTTCATATTCTGATTTTGAAACTATGGAATTCTATCCAGAAATTTCAGCTACTTTAGATATTTTCATGGAAGAATCAACAACACCAAATGATAAGGGTGATGTAATCAATGTATATTCAGGTAGTAAACGTGTTAAAAGAATATTGGAAGATTTATTAATCAATAGATTAGATATTCACACATCTTTACCTATGTGGACCAGAAACCTTCCCGTAAGAGAGGATAGTATAATTCCATTATTGGATGGAACTGAGGTAACTATTAAAGATTTATCCAAAATAATTAAAAATGGTGAAGAAGTTTGGTCTTATGCAATTCAAGATAATACCAAGGCGATTGTACCAAGTAAAATTATTTGGTGTGACCTTACAAGAAAGAATAGTGAATTATTTAGAGTGACCTTTGATGATGGGACGCATATTGATACCACACCAGACCATGAGTATATGCTTAGGGACGGTTCATTCAAGAGAGCTGACCAGTTGAGTAAGGGGCAGTCGTTGATGCCGTTTTATACTAGAAAAAGTGAAAAGAAAAAAGATTGCATAGATGGTTATGAAAAAGTTTATAACCCATCAACTGGTAAGTATAAATTTACACATTCTATGGTTTCACATCAGTGTGTCCGAGATTTGGATTATGAAAAATCTATTGGGTGTCAATTTGATACTCACCACGTAGATTTTAATAAATTGAATAATGACCCACGTAATTTAAATAGAATGACGCATTCTGACCACTTTAAATTACATGTTAAACATTTTGATAAAATATTAGGTTCACCAGAGGTTATTAAAAAAAGAATGGATGGGATTGATAAATACTTAAGGTCTGATGAGAGAAAAGAACGACTTTCTTTAGAAATGAGTGGAATTTACCCAAAATATTTCGAAGAATATAATAATAGTGAGTTACATAGCGAACATAATTTAACCAATTGGAAATCTGGTGAGTTCATACAAAAAACTAAAAAAGGTATGACGATTGAACTAACAGATGGGTGTTTAAATTATATTTCTGATTTAATTATTAAATCAGATAAATTCATCCCTATTAGTAAATTATCCAAATTATTAAAAGGTGATGATAAATTTATAGAATTATTTAAAATAAATTATAGATTAAGAAAGGATATTACTAAATCAATTAACAAAACCACTTTAAATAAAAATTTAATTAGAAAGATTGGTTTGAATTACTTTGACTATGTATCATCAATTAACCCAAGTTTAGTGTTAGATAAGGGTTACATAAAAGCTAAATCAATTAGTTTAGGTAGAAAAAAAGAAAAGGTTTTACTAAATCATAAAGTGGTTTCTGTTGTTAAATTAACTGAAACTTCTGATGTATATTGTTTAGAGGCAGTTGGTCCAAATGGTGAAAGTGATAGACATAATTTCCCAATTTGTAGTAAAGATTCTAATAATCAACATACTAGAGGTGGTGTATTTTTGTCCAACTGTAAATATGGGGATAATTTTGTTCATTTAAATATAGACCAAACTGCTGGTATCATAGGTGCTAGACAATTACCTAATTTTGAGATAGAGCGTAGAGAAAATGATATTCAAGGTATTATATCACAATCTCAGTTAGAGGGGGTTAATGCTGATGAAGGTAAAAATAAAACTAGATTCTTTTGGAAGGGTAGGGATATTACATTTAATTCTTGGCAAATAGCTCACTTTAGATTATTAGGTGATGATAGAAAATTACCTTATGGAACTTGTTTAAAAGGTGATACTAGAATTAATACCATCGATGGGGTTAAAGAAATTTCGGAAATTAAAAAAGGTGATATAGTTTATAGTTTTAACATTAAGACACAGTCTATAGAATCATCACCAGTTTTAGATACGATAAATTCTGGTAAAAAAGAATGTTTTAGAATTGGTAGTAGACACAATTTTGTTGATGCCTCTAAAGAACATAAAATATTAATATTAGAAAATGATGAGTTTATTTATAAAAATGTGTTAGATTTAAAATTAGGTGATTTATTAGTAATTAATAAAAATGAAAAAACTAAAGAACTTATTAAAATAGATAAAAGTAAACCAAATGATAATAAAAATGGGTGGTCTAATGATATGGATTTATTTCCAGATTATGTAAATGAAGATTTTGCACAATTATTTGGCTTTTTAATTGGCGATGGATGGGTAAATCACACAGTAAATACGGTATCTTTTGTCTTAGGTGAGGATGAAGAAACAAATGAATATTACATAAATTTATTAAAAAAATTCAGTGGTGGTAATCCTAGAGTTGTAAATAATGGTAATCAAGTAGTTTTATCATCTAAATTATTATCAACAATTTTAGAAAGGATGGGATTCAAAGGAAAGTCATACGAAAAAAGATTACCAAAATGGATTTACAATACAACCCCTGAAATACAAAAATCATTACTAGCTGGTTTAATGGATGCCGATGGTTGGTGGACTAAAGATGAGTGGGTTGTTGGTTGTCATATTGAATTGAATAATGAACAATTAATTAAAGATTTAAAGATATTATTACAACGAATTGGTTATAAGTCTGGGTCAATTAGAAGTAGGGTTAGAAAATCCCCAATTATTGAAGGTCGTGAAATTAAAAATGTTAGAGAAAGTTTTATGATAACATTTTTTGATTCATATTTAACCCAAATGAAAAAATATGAAAATAGTAATAGGTTATTGGATAACTATATATTAGAGCCGATTACTATAATTGAAAGTATTGGTGAATTTGAGACATTCGATATTTATGTGGAAAATGAAAATCATAATTTTTATGCTAATAATATTGTGGTTCATAATAGTTTCTTAGAAAAAGCAAGACGTATCTGGAAACAATTGATATTGGCTGAAGATGCTATGCTTGTTTATCGTGTAACTAGAGCACCAGAAAGACGTGTATATAAAATATTTGTTGGTAACATTGATAATGAGGATATTCCTGCTTACGTAGATGAAATTGCAAATAGATTTAAACGTTCTCCACTTATTGACCCACAAACTGGTCAAATGGATTTAAGATACAATCAATTAGGTATTGACCAAGATATTTTCGTTCCAACAAGAAGTGAAGATGCGGCCACACCAATTGATACCCTTCCAGGTGCGCAAAACTTAGACCAAATCGCTGATATTGAATACTTACAAAGAAAATTATTCACAGCGTTAAGAGTTCCAAAAACATTTTTAGGTTTTGAGGAACCAACAGGTGAGGGTAAAAACCTTGCATTGCAAGATATTAGATTCTCAAGAACTATAAACAGAATTCAACAAGCAATGCTTCACGAATTAAATAAAATTGCGATTATCCATTTATACTTAATGGGCTTCCATGATGATATAGATAATTTCACATTAACGCTTAATAACCCATCAACTCAAGCTGAAATGCTTAAGATTGAACATACTGCGGCTAAAGTAACTCTTTACAAAGATGCTGTAGCTGATGCTGGTAACGGTTTTGGTGCTATGTCAATGACTAGAGCTAAAAGAGAAATCTTAGGTTGGAGTGATGATGAAATTAAGCAAGATTTACTTGAACAAAGAATTGAAAAGGCTGCGGCTGCTGAATTAGAAAACACTGCTAATGTAATTAAAAATACTGGTGTATTTGATAGAGTAGATAGAGTTTATGGTGATATGGAAATGGCTAAAATCGGTGGTCAAGTTGATGAAGAAGGTAATGCTGCTGGTGAATCTGGTGGTAGTGCTGGAGGTGGTGGCGGCTTTGGTGGCGGCTTCGATGCTGGTGAATTAGATTTGGGTGATGAAGAAATTGATACTGAAGGTGAAGAAGGGTTAGGTGAAATTGGGGGTGAAGAAGGATTAGGTGGACCTGAAGCTGGACCTGAAGATACTACAACTGAAGAAGGTACAACTAAAAAAGGTAGATTAATCAATGAAACGGTTAATAAAAAACCTAAAGACATTTCTACTAAAAAGTACTTAGAACTGTTAAATGAAAGTGTTAGTGAAGATGATAAGAACAACAACGAAATCACTAAGATTTACGATAAATCCATCAAATTTAATGATGATTTAAATTCAATGATTAATGAAATAGATTCGAAATTGGGATAATAATTGTTTTTATATTAATTATAACATATTTATTATAAAAAAGGAACAATGCAAAATTTTGGACAAATAAATGAGACTTTTAAGAATATACTAGTTGATAGTATAATCACAAAAGACAAAAAAGGTAAAAGTGTTTTCAAAGCTTATGTTAAAGCTTTGAAAGAAAACAAAATATTAAAAACCCAATATTCGGTTTACCAAAAATTAGAAAATAAAGTCAATGTTGCTAACGAAGAAGAACGTTCAGCAATATTTGTTGAAGAGTGTATTTCTATGTTACAAAAATTAGGTAGAGATAATATAGTTGAAACTAACAATAAATTGGTTAATTTTCTAAAGAAAAATGGTTATAAGGTTTATGCTGATGAATATGATTTCAAATCACTTCATGAGCATATAAACAATGTGGCTTTTTTAGAAAGAAATGTTAAAAATGTTAATACTATAGTTGAATCTAAAATGTTCATTAAAAGCTTTTCAAATTTAACTGAGAAAAAAGAATATAAAGTGGTTGAGCCTTATTCAAATAAAATGCTATTACCATTATTGAAGAATAAATTCAATGAAAAATACGCTAATTTAAGTGAATTAGAAAAGAAAGTAATTAAATTAAGTATTAATGGTACGGATAGTGATAAAAAGGAATTATATTCTGGAACTATTAAAGAATGTGTAGCGTTGGTAAATGAACAACTTAAAGAATGTTCTATAAACCAAAAAGACACTTTATTACAAGTAAAAGATAAGTTATTAAGATATAACTTTAATTTAGATAACTTTGCATCAGAAATGAGTGAAATGAATTATTTAAAAACAACATTAAATTAAAAAATGAATTTTTTATTACAAACTGGTGTTGCGCCAGAAATACTATCTTGGCTAGTACAACAAGCACCAGTTATTGTTGTAATGGGAGCTGCTATTTATTGGTTAGCTAAAAAATTAAATAAAGCTGAAACTGATAAAGACGATTTAGCAAAAGATGTTATCAAATTAACAACTTTATGGGAAGAAAAAAGTGATAAAATTGATGCTAAAAGTGATAAAATCGATGAACGTAATCTAAAACTAACTGAACAGATTTTAGAATTACTTCGGGATATTAAATTAATAGTGAGTAAACAATAAAATGAAAAGTATAATCGATAGATTTTTTCCAGAGAAAAACGAAAATTACACAAAAGCTATATATGGTCTTGCAAACTTTAAGAAAAGTTTTGATGGTTTCGTTATTGCATTTCCAGATATAACTCCTAATGAAATTATGTTTGTTAAGGAGAAATGGGAAGAGTTACCTAAAAGTATTTCTAATGGTGTTAAAATTATGGCACTTAGTTTTATTGATGATTATAAAACACTATTGACTTCTTATAACCCTAATTCTTATGTTATGCCACACAAACATGATGAAGAATTTGAATACGGTTTAGTTATTAAAGGTGAATTGATTGATAAGTTTACAGGCAATCGTTACAAGGTTGGTGATAGATATGAGTTTGAACCAAAACAACTACACTATTTATGTTCAACCCAAAGAGGTTGTTTGGTATATTCTACATTAAGTGTTAATAGCGGGCCAGACGAATTACCAATAACAAAAGACGTAAAAAAAATACTTTCTTACATATAACTAGCATATTTTCAGTCGTTAACAACTATTACTAAATTATAAATACCTGGTTTTATGGTCGTTAGACCACTTGACTTTTAGCCAAGATGTCGTATATTTGTAGCATGAGATATAATAGAGGAACAGAAGTAACATTAGACAAGTTTAAATCATTAAACGTTGTTATTGGGTCAATTGATAAGTATAACCCAAAAACTTTATACATTAGAATTAGTGGTTGGGGTAACCCAATTAATTATTATGAAAATAATGACTATAAAGTCATAATAAGAAATTTCGATAAAAAAATTAGAAGTTGTTTATTTAGAGAATTAAACTCAGATTTTAATAAAACCATGACTATGGTTGATTTAGATATGAGGGATTCTGGCATTGTTGATAATAAATCCAGTTTCATGAGTTGCGAAATAACCTTATTTCAAACAAATAATTATTTGTTAGATTCTGAAGATATATCTAAAGAACTTAATCGGGTAATTAAACTTGTATTAAAGGATGTATTCGAAAATAACAATCATTTCAAATTTTTTAAGAAAAAAAAGTCAGCAAAAGAATTATTAATTAAAGCCTAATCATAAAGATTAGGTTTTTTTATGTTTATTAGCATATTTATTGAGAAAGAGTATAATATGTCAGATGAATATAAAATAATTAGAGGGGGTAAAACTGGTACGGGTTTACTTATAGAGGGTGACGCTGGTTTTATCGAACCTAATGATTTAAGAAATAGACCATTCATTAATGAGGTTAGTAAGATAGGTAGTACTAGTCAAATTATGATTGAACCCCTTATATTATTTGTTGTATTACAAAAATATGGAGTTGAGAATAGAAACGGTAGAATTTACCCAGAACACATATTAAAGAGAGAAGCTAAAAACTACGAAGAGCTTATCAGAAATAGATTGGCCATTGGCGAATGCGTTCCAAAGGGTACTGAAATTTTCACGGAAAATGGTTGGGTAGAAATTCAAGATATGAATGTTGGTGATAATATATTCACTTTAAATGTCGAAAATAATCAATTGGAGATACAACCAGTTATTAGAACTACCAATAAGAAATATGAGGATGATATGATTCATATATATAATTCATCATCATTGGATATGTTAGTAACTAAAAAACATAAAATAGTTTTATGGGATAGAAATGATAAACCATACATATTAACCGCTGAAGAATTATATGATAAAATAAATAAAAATGATTCTAGAATATCACATTCATATATTAGAAATTCTGGTGAATGGGTTGGTGATGATGTTACACATATTAACATACCTAACTCTAATTATTCAATTGATGCAGAATTATGGGCGAAATTTTTAGGTATATTCCTAGCCGATGGTCATTGTTCTGGAACTAGAGGTGGTCAAATAAAAAATGCTGTTATTATTACTCAAGTAAAAGATAAATCATCTTTAAAGGTTATTGAAATGTTAGATGAATTACCTTTTGAATATTCAATTAGTGATGATAGACAATATATAATTTATGATGAAGCATTACATAAATTTTTATTTGAATTAGGTAATTCAGAGGAAAAATTTATACCTAACTACGCTAAAAATTGGAATGTTGGGTTATTAAACACTCTATTAGATTGGATGCTTTTGGGTGATGGTAGGAATAGAACTGACAGAAATGGTAACTTGATGAAAGAATATTATACGATTTCAGATAAACTTTCGGAAGATGTTTTTGAGGTTATGCTCAAAATATCAAATGGTGCGACATTTAACAAACGAATTCAAGAAGATAGGTATATTACCGACACTAAATTTATTACTGAAGAAGTTGAAGTTGATGGGATGTTAGAGTTAATTAAAAGGGAAGTTAAAGTTAAAAGATTAATTAAAGCTATTAATTCAAAACCTTTACATATAATATCAGAAAGACGTGCTAAAGGTATCACGTTAGATACTAGATTTACTAAAGCTGAAAAAGTACCGTTTAATGATAATGTTTATTGTGTTACAGTTAACAATGGAACTTGGTTAATGAGATATAATGGGAAAATTTCTTGGACACATAATAGTGACCACCCAGAATCATCAGTAATTTCAAACAGTAGAGTTTCACACGAAATCAAAAAAATTTGGTGGGAAGGTCATACGCTTGTTGGTGAAATAGAAATCATTATGTCACCTGGTTTTATCAATCAAGGAATCATTTCTTGTGAAGGTGACCAAATAGCTAATATGCTAAGAAAAGGAATTCGTGTTGGTGTATCTTCAAGAGGTGTTGGTTCACTAGAAGAAGTTGCTGGTAAATTATTGGTGCAAGATGATTTTGAATTAATTTGTTGGGATATTGTGACTAGTCCTAGTACTCCAGGCTCATATATGTTTAACAAAAGGTCTGACGCTCAGCCATTTATGGAAGGTGAAGAAAAGGGAAAAGACCTATTAATAGATAAATTAAATAAATTTTTACTATAAATATTTTTAATAAATTACGAAAATTTAAGTTTTTTTTACTTAAATCAGGTATTTTAAGAAAATAACACATATTTATTAAGTAAACGTATGATTTTTATTATACACAATTATAAAACAGCTTAAAAAACAAAAGAAATGGCAGACAAGAAAAAGTCTATTATAGAAGAAGCACTAGCGGAATTTAGCCTTATTGAGGAAACATTAAATTCAAATGCTAAAGAAATACTTCGTTCCGTTGCGAAAGAAGAAATTACAAGCACGCTAAACGAATCCTTATACGAAGATGAGGATGAATACGATATCGAAGATATCGATAATGTTGACGGAGAACCTGAAATGGGTTCTGATGTTGACACATTACCAGTTGATGATGCTTCAGATGCTGCACCAGATTTCGGTGGAGAAGAAGAAGGCTCTGAAGAACTTGGATTAGATAGTATTGGAATGGACACTGGAGAAGAAGACTTAAGTCTTGAACCAGAAGAAGGTAGCGAGGACTACGGATTAGACATGACTAGTGCATCAGACGAGGAAGTTATCTCAGTTTACAAAAAATTAAGCGGAGAAGACGAAATAGAAGTTGTATCATCACAAGAAGTAATAATAAAAGACCCAGTATCAGGGGCAGAATACAACGTTAAAATGAACGGTGGTGGTGCAGACGAAAGTCTTATCGACCAAGGTGAAATGGATGTTGATGATTTTGAACCAGAAGCTGAAATGGAACCAGAAATGGGTGCTGAGCCAGAAGCTGATTTTGGCGTTGAAGACGCTGAAGAAGAAGCTGGTGAAGAAGAAGCTGAAGAAACTGAGGAAGAAGAAGACGAGGATTTAGGAGAAGCCGTTGTTTATGAAATTGAATTATCTGAGGAAGATGAGATTGCAGAAGACATTATAAGAGGCAAAGGTCACGATAAAGAGTTAGTTAATACTGCTGCGCCTAATTCAGGTGATATCGAAGGACAAAAAGCTCCTGAAGACAAAGATTCGGGTGATAATCTTGAAGGTGGATTTGATGATGATGCTCAAAACGGAAGTGGAGACAATCACGCAAAACACATCATGGAAGATGAAACAATAGAAGAATCAGAAGAAGTAATTGATGAGGAAGATGTTGTTGAAGGTGAGGAAGCTATCGAAGAAAAAATCTCTACTAATAGAGTTCGTACAAATCAAGCTGGTGGTGACTTAACTGACATTACTGGTCCAGGCGGAAAACTTGGCCGTAAAGACGAAAGCGTTAGCAAGAAAAAACTAATCGAGGCTGTTAAAAAATACAACACCTTATTAAGTGAAGCTAAAACTCTTAAAGCTGAAAATGAAACTTTCAAAAAAGCTTTAAAAGATTTCAGAAAAACAATTACTGAAACAGCTGTATTTAATATTAACTTAACTCACGCTACTAAATTATTCTTAGAACACTCAACTACTAGTGAAGAGAAAAAGAATATTTTAACTAGATTTGACGAACAAGTTAGTACTATTGAAGAGTCTAAAAAACTTTATAAAACAATCAACTCTGAATTAGGTAATAAAATACCTATGAACGAATCAGTTGAGAATAAATTAGTGTCTGAGCAAAAATCAGGTCAATCATCTCAAATTAACGAGACAGTGGCTTATATAGACCCAGCACAAAAAAGAGTTCTTGATTTAATAAACAGAACTAAATAATAATAAAAGATTAAAAAAAATTAAAATATAAAATTATGTCAAATTTTTTAACTTCAGGTCAAGTTGGTAATATCGGACTTAACCATATGAAACAAGTGAGAGAAAATACTATCAACAAGTGGGATAGTTTAGGATTCTTAGATGGTCTTAAAGGTCATGTAAAAGAAAACATCGCTCAATTATATGAGAACGAAGCTTCTCATTTATTAAACGAATCAACTGACGCTTCTAGCTCAGGTTCTTTCGAAACAGTGGTATTCCCTATCGTTAGGAGAGTATTCTCTAAATTATTAGCAAATGATATTGTATCTGTACAAGCTATGAATATGCCAATTGGTAAATTATTCTTCTTCGTACCTCAAACATCTGCTAGGTATGACAACGTAACTAATACTTACGGTGACCCTCACAAAGATGGTTCACAATATTCTGCACACACTTCAATGGGTGCTGATGGTCTTCCATTAGTAAGAAACGCTTCTACAGGTTATGCTGTAACTGACTATTTAGCTAAAAACTTATATGATATTTACTATAATGACGGATTATTTGATGCGTCTAAAGGTGCTATCACTATTAAAGTTGGCTCTGGTAACTTAGTGGTTTTATCTGCTAGTGGTACTTACAGTGCTGCTGGTGCTTTAAGTACTCTTCCAACTGCAACTGATGGGTCTTTAAGAAACGCAATTTTACAAGTTTCTGGATTTAGCTCAACAGCTAAAGGTAGATTAACTGGTCCAGATGGTAACCAAATGGATACTGAATCTTTCTTAGCTTCTTTAAAAGTAACTTCTACAGTTGCTTTAAATGACCAAGATGGTAATGCTATCATTGCTGCTGCTGGTGAAGTTCCTTTCAGATTAGTAACTCAAAAATATGGTAAAGGTATCGTTTCTTACGATGACATTTGCGATGTTAACGGTGTTATCTACTTAGAATTAGATATGACTCACCCAGTAGATGCTGCTGGTACATCAACTTATGATGGTTATGTTGGTCTTGACGCAACAGGTGCTACCGTATCTGGTTTAACAGCTAGTAACTTCCCAGTTTCTTGGGCAGAATATGCTACATTAGAACTTGAAACTGAAATGGGAGAAGTATCTTTCAAATTAGATGAAGTTGTTGTTTCTGTTGAAGAAAGAAAATTGAGAGCTACATGGTCTCCAGAATTAGCACAAGATGTTAGTGCATTCCACAACATTGACGCTGAAGCTGAATTAACTGCTATGTTATCTGAGCAAGTTGCTGCTGAAATCGATAGAGAAATCTTAAGAGACATCAGAAAAGCCGCTGCATGGCAATTGAGATGGGATTGGAACGGATGGAGAAAAGCTTCTCTAGCTGCTAATGCTTATACTCAAAAAGACTGGAATCAAACTTTAATTACTAAAGTTAACCAAATTTCAGCACAAATCCATAAATCTACTCTTAGAGGTGGTGCAAACTTCATCGTGGTTTCTTCTGAAATCTCTGCTGTGTTTGACGATTTAGAATACTTCCACGTATCTGATGCATCTCCAGAGCAAGACCAATATAATATGGGTATCGAGAAAATCGGTTCATTAAGCGGAAGATACCAAGTGTATCGTGACCCTTATGCTCCATCTTGGTCACTTATTATGGGACATAAAGGTAAATCATTGTTAGACACTGGTTACATCTACGCACCTTACGTGCCAATGCAACTTACACCTACAATGTACAACCCATTCAACTTTGCACCAGTAAAAGGTATTATGACTCGTTATGCGAAAAAAATTGTTAACAACAGATTTTATGGGGCTGTAAGAGTTGATGGTCTACAAACATTCAACATTAACGAATTAAGATAATATCTTAAGCTCGTATGAAAATACAAAAGGTCTAGATTTTCTAGACTTTTTTTATTTTATAAAAGAACCATAATTTCGATTATTTACTTGACTTTCAATATATTTATAAAGGAGCGTAAAACCCATTAAGTTTCATATCATATAGTTGACCTAAAACTGTTTGTTCTTGTGTTGCGGCTAATTCTTTAGCTTTTTTAATTTCAGAACTATCGCAAGAAAATAGTAAAGAAAAGATTGTTAATACTAATAAGATTTTTTTCATAATATTTAATATTTTATTAATAATCGTAATTGTTCACTGGCCGCAAAATATGTGTCTATTTTATCTTTTGTCATTACTTAGCTTCTTTAATCAGCGTATAACGAGCATATCTTACATCGTCACCAAATTTATTCTTACCAGTTTCAGTTGTAGATGTAATTACATGACCATCTTTCTTAAGTTGAAAAATAGTTGCAGCTAATCTGGTGTTACCCAATTTATTAAAAGCATACCATGGACTAATTGACCCATGACCTCTCATTGCATCTAATACTCGTTGTTTTTGCGTTACTTTTGACATAAATTTTTAAATTAATATT